AAAATTCTTTGTAGGATCTCCATCCTGACAAAGGCGTGCCCTGGCTCCCTGAAAGAGGAGCAACAGCAGAGGCGCTAAGCCAATGCTACAGCCGGCGGAAGTCACTAAACCTCCTATGGCGCTAAAGCCCGGATCAAGGGCAGGACTGGTCGGGAGTTAACTTGCATTGCCAAGTTTTAACGCCACCGAAGTGGCGGCAAGGACCGTCCCCCAGCCTTCACCCTAACACCGGGAACCGCTGTCCCATAAACCGGAAGCAACAGAGGAACCGCTGTCCCTCACACTGTCACTACCCTCTAACCCCGCGACGCAAGGTGCAAGCACCAAGCAAGCCAGCCATGAGACCCTGGGGGTCTTAACAAGCACACTCGTCGACCAGCGGAAGCGCAGCGCGCCACGCATCCAACTCAGCGAGTGCCATTTCCTCCTCTAACGTCACGAAGTCCGCAGGAATCCATGACGCGAGATCACGTTTCGGCTGTCCCTTGACCTTCAGGGACGCTAGCTGTCCGACGAAAGACAGGTAGCTGCCAAACCTCCTCGCCCTCTCAGGACAACACCCAAGAAACCGATTCGGCCGGACGTAGCCGTATGACCGACGCACAGCCCCGCGGGACCAGGACTGTACGTCTCTCTTACATCCTCCCTCTCTTCCCTCACGCCAGAGTAGAGCCCTGGTGGCCTCTGACTCGTAAGGTAAGGCTTCTCTGCCAAGAGGAACCAGCAATGATGAAGGCGGGCAGGGCCCGTCCCACGGCAGCGGCGTGTGGTATCGCGTCGCCATCATTGTCCGCTGTCTCTTAAAAGCGGAATAGGACCGTTTGCTAAGTCCTAGCTGAGAAGGGAGGAAACCCCAGCTCTTGCCGATGCGTGTACGAATGAAAGCATCCGTCCACGCAGCTGATTCACGAACAGCCGAAGCCAAGTGAATCATTCCCGGTACATCGGCAACAGCACCTCCTCTCCTTAGATGGCGCACCTCACGCCACCTCCCTGACCTACGGAGAAACACCGTAGAGTTGATCTCCGCCACGGCGGAGGCACGGATCGTCTTCCGAGCGTTGAGTTGATACCCCGGGGGGTAGTCCCGCTCACTCAGAAATCCTGATGCCGAGATGACAGTGTCGTCACCGTTCACCAGGATCCGTGCTCCTTCCTCCCTACGCGACGCCCACCGCGCAGCGACGTAAGAATGAAGGCACAACAAAGGGAAGGAGAGGTAGGCCCCCATCATCTGTCCATGTACGACCTTTCCGATGTGCTTGTAGGACCCCACCCCCCGAAGGGGGGACCCAATGTAAACATCGGGTGAGAGACTAGCCTTCGCCAACAGACGAAGACTACGGGGCACCTTTACCGAGGTAAAGAATGCAGCATCCAGAAAGGCTCTCGTCACAGCGAGTGACAAGCCGTCAGTTGCGTTTACCAGATCTACGGAGGTCTGGCAACTGTTGACAAGGACAGACGCCATCCGTTCCTCGGTCGGAGGACCGCAAAGAAGCCACGGCTGCTTCCGCAAGTGTGAGTACATGCACTTGTGGAGCGGAGCCAGCAGATCGATCTCGTCATCAAAGATGACAAGAGCCCTGGTCTTACCCGCTGACGGGACTTCTTTGTAACGCGCTGACCATGAAGGAGACTCCTCGGTCTCCTCCAAACAGCGTTTAAGGAACTCTTTTCGACGACCACGAAAAGCGTGGTCCGCGCGCACACCACTAAAGCGTGCCGAGGCGTTGGGTAGATGATTCCAGACGAAAGAATCATAGTTTCTATCCCAGCCCGAAGAAAAGATACGACTAGCCTCAGCGTAGGCAAAAGCTACGTAGTCGTCGGACGGAGGGGGGGGTTGAGAGAAAGCTTGAGCCCCCCACTGCTCAAGCTTGGAAACGACGTGGGAGGCGCAACCACGGGGCAGGTTGCGTTTAATTGAAGCGAGGGAATGGGCTAGGCCCCACCGCTCGTGCCTCCTTAATCTCTGCAGGTTACAGAGACCACTTGCAGCGCGCCCAACCTGGCGCCGCGGAAACGGAACAGGGTCCCGTCGAAGACCCTGCTGGAGAAGGAAAAGGAGATACTTGTCAAGTTCAGAGACGGGTATGTTGTCCGGTAACTCACAGTATGGCAAGCCATACTTGACCCGAATTAACAACACCCCGTTTCTAACGGTCTCCTTAGTGAGTCGCTCGTGCCGGGCACAAGCGACGCACCGTTTAGCCCCCAAACCGCTGGCGGAGTTACTGGGGGATGGTGGCGGCTTACGCGCGTCACCAGTACGGCTACCTATGTTGCTGGCCAGCATAGTGATCTCGCACGGATAAGATCGCCAAGATCGTCCGGGTGCGGGAGTTACCTTAGCG